GGGGCTAGGGGTGGGGCTCAGACTACGCCGCCACTGTGAAATCGTACACGGTCGAAGCGAAAGCCTGTCCGTAAATATCGCGCACGCCCGCCAGTGTGATCAGGTATTGCGCCGCCGCCGTCAGGTTCCCCGCCGGGGTGATGGTGATCACTTTGTTGGCCGCGTTGATTGTGATCGCCGCCGAAACGATGACGCCGTCCACCTTGGTCAACAGCACTCCCGCTACACCCGTGGTCAGAGCGTTGTTGAAGGTCAGCGTCGGGCATACCGTGGCGAGTTGATTCGTCGCTGCATCCGCCGGCAAAGGCGTGCAAGTCAGGGCAGCCGGCGCGCCGACCGAAGGCACTTGCACCGCATTGAACCAGGTCGCGGCGCTGAAACTGGCATCGTTCGTATCGCCAAAGACCCGTTTGACGCCATCGGTTAATCCGCTGTCAACCAGTTCGAATGGGTGGGTGGTCTTGACCGCCGCAAATTCGACGGTGATCGACTTCAGCTCCGGCTTATCGGATTTGGTAGAGATGTCCTCCTTGGGTTTCCTGAAACTTCCCTTCAGGAACCAGAAATAGCGATATTTGCCATCGCTCCTCTCGCCCCGGAAGCCCAGGGCGATATCGGGCGGGGTGGCGCCGTTATCGAACACCCGCGCGGTGGCCACGTCATAGGTCATGCCAAAAAGAATGGCCGCCAATTGTGGGGAAAGGCCGGTGACTTCGCAAGAGATGGTCGTTTCTCCCTCGCCGGAGAGACGGTCAAAAACGGCGTTATCCGCCCATTGCAGAGTCTCGCTCAGCTTGATGTTCTTCGAGATCTTCATTGCCGGCGCCAGATAAGCGGGCGTCCCGGCCACGTATCCAGCGACATTGTCCTGGGTCACCAGCGCGTAGTAGACGTTATCCACACCGACGTAAGATTGGTAATTCTCTGTCATGATTTTTTTCCTTTTCTATGGGCTATTTCCGGCCTTTGGGGGCCCGGACAGGCGTTTCATCGGAAACAGATCCGATTTTCAGAGCCGGCAATGAAACGATCTTCCAACCGGCCTGGATAAAAACAGGGACACGCGGAAGCACCACCTCGGCGGTCTCGCTGCCCTTTTGCATGGTCACAGTTTTCTCAAGCATGTTCCTCCTCTCGTCAGGAACTTAGATAAAAATAGTCTTTTGCCAGGCCATAGTGACCTGACTCGTCGTCGCGATCCAGTTGATGCTCAGGGCCTTTGGTAAAGCCCGCCGCCAGCATGGCCGCGTCCACGCCAGGCAGCACAGCCAGCCCGCTTCGGCTGAAGATCGAGACTTGAACTCGATAACTTCGATGCTTTTCGACGTTATCCGCGTGCTGCTCCGGCACCCCGTCGATCAGGCTGTAAGCCAGGTATTGATCCGGCAGCTCGCCATCACATAAATACGTCCCTAGGCCGTATGGCACGGTCGGAGAGAGCGCATTCAAGGCAGTCGCTACCAGCTCGAAGATTGTCGTCATCAGGACGTATTCAGCATCCCTTCTGCTATCAAGGACTCTTTCATCGCTCTCCGGGCCGCGGCCTTTTTCTCATCGTAGCCCTTGCGGATGTAGGACTGCGGCGGGTACTGCTTGCCGCCCCGCCCGTAGCCGTATTCCTGGGCGTTACCGTAGCGAGCCACGTCCGCCGGCGCATCCGGCGGCATTCCCACGATCACGAAGGTATAGTTCCCGTCCAGAACCGGCTCAGTGCGCTTCAGCGTGCGCATCAGTTGACCTGGGTGGGGGTCGCCCTTGCCTGCGTCGCCCACCGGCACGTTGCCCAGCATCCCGTCCAGGATCTCTTCGCCGCCGGCCACCACTGCCCTGGCTGCCGCCGCGTCCACGTCCAGCCCTTTCTTGACGAGCGTCTCAAGCAGGTCTTCGATGCCCTTGGCACTGGAACTTACCCGGCAAACCATCTCACACACTCCCTGTTACGTGCTTGACTTTGAGCTCTAGATATTCGTTTCGCTCTTGAATATTGTCCGGCGACACGATCTCCCAGCGTTCGCTGCCTTTCAGGATCGAGCAGCGGCTGGTTACATCCGCTCGGTAGCGGATCGTGACCGTTGCGGCGGAAACGGCGATTCCGGCCTGGTTGACTGCCCAGGCTTCCATCCCGTGAACGTTCACCCATTTCGCCAATACGTCGCCATTGGCCAGGTTCGTCCAGATGGGACGCTGCGCCCCGCCGGCATCGGCTGCCAGGGACGGGGCTTGCAGCGTGATCGGCACGCGCAGTTCGCCGGGGTTGGTGGGTTTTCCGTTCAGGTTCATAGCGCAGCGTATCTTTTAGGGTGCGGTCTGAAACTCCCGGGTAGTCGTCAGGGTTTGGCCATAGATATCCGGAATGGCCGTCAAGGTCAGGGTGTAGACTGCGGCTGCGGTCAGGTCGCTGGTCGGGGTGATGGTCAGGATCTTGCCGGTCACGTCCAGGGCGGCTGTGATCACTACTGCCGTGCCATCCGCGTCAGCCAGGGCAACCGCCTCCGGAGCATCTGCGTGCATCTGGTGGTTGAACACCAACACCGGCGCCACGCCGATCGCCACGTCCGCCTCGCCATCTGATGGCATACTGGACGTGATCGCCAGCGCTTCCGCAGGCACGCCCGTGGTTTCCAATTGGAGCGCCCGCGCTTCCAGTTGTGTCAGGACCGCATTCAGCCCGAATTCCAGGCTGGCGATCCCGCTGGCTTGCATGGCCGGGTTCTCGAACCACTGCACCAGCAGCATACGCGCGGCGGCTTTCGCGCCGTTGTCTACCACGCTGTCAGCGGCCCAGTCCCGGCCGGTGGAACGTTCGATATACTCGTCCACCAGCGGCAGCAGTGCCAACATGTCCTGATCGTCTTCCGCCACGCGCAAGATCGCCGCAGCTTCGGCAGAAGTCAAAATACAAGAGACTGAGACCGATTCTCCAATCCCAATAAGCTCGGAGGCGGTCAGATAGATCGAAATGTCCGCATCTTGTGATTCTGCGCTGGTGAAAACAATGACTACAGAATCCGCCCCGGCTGCAAGCGCAGCGTTAGGTATGCCAAATTGATAAATGCCGGGAACGCCCTCCACCCAGGAGCCGCTCGCCCAGGTCCCCAGCGTGCCCGCCACCGGCGTGACCGACACGTGCGCCGCAGCTCCCTGGCGCTGGTATTCGATGGTCATATCCGCAGCGGCCAGGCCGGCCAGTAGCTGCCCGGTCGCAGAAGAGCGGATGGCAACCTCCAGCATATAGCTGGTGGTATCCTTCTTGATGATGGTTGCTAAACCCATTTAGTCCTCTTCCAAAATGACTACAAAAAATAGCAAAGTGGGTGGCGATGACCCGGCTAACGCCTTAGGCCATTCTTGCCTATGTGGACCACCCACTGGGAACGACAAGTGGGAATTAGGAGTACCCTGCCGCCATCGGGGAGGTGCCGACGACGGCAGGGAAACTCGTAATTACTTAGCCTTCCGTGTCGGCTTCGTTATCTTCGGCGCGGCGGCTTTGAGGACTTTGGGAGCCTTAGGGGCTTTGGGAGCCTTGACAGGCAGCTCGACCGCTATTTCATGCAGCACGACGGGGGCTTCGATAGGCGCAATCACCGCCATATTTCCCCTCTCTAAATCGCGTATTTCGTTTTGGAGAGGGGCTGGGGGTGAGGCCGGGGGTGAGGCCACAACCCAGCCAGCGCGCTCGTGGTTTCCCATGTTGCCAGGAGCGACGAATTTCTCTTCGCCGTCCTTGATCATCAGGATCCAGTTATTCATGTTGTACCTCTTCAGTAGTTCCCCCCTCTCCAAATCTGTTTTTGATTTGGAGAGGGGTAGGAGGTGAGGCAAAGGGCGAGGCTAGCTGGCGTTGACTGCCGCGAAGTCGTTCTTCCAGTAGTTCCCAATCCAGCGGGTTTCCCCGAGATTGGACAGGACGTTTGACTTCGTGGCGGAGATCCGCAGGCCAGTGTAGATAATCTGGCCGGCAGTTGCGATATCGTTCACACCCAGTGCCAGGGTTTGCTGGCCGCCGTTCAGGATGTCATCGATGAACTCGGTGTTGTCGCCCTTCACGCCGGCGCTGATGTGAATGCCTTCGAGACGGGCACGCCAGGTGTTGCGCTCGAAGCGGCTGGAGTTCAGGAACGTGCCGTCCGCATACAGGCCGTATTCATGCCAGCTGTCGTTGCCGCCGATGCACTTGTTGTCGTGGACATAGAGTCCGCCGGCTGCACCGGTGACACGGAAGGCACCATCTGCATGAACAGTGGCCAGGGTGGGATCGGTCGCCTTGAGTGCGCAGTGTGCGATCTCGCTGCGGAACAGATTGACGAAATCCATCGCCCAACCGTTGCCGCTGTGTTGGAACTGGAGGTTGTATAACCCCAGTCCGCGAGCTTCACCGGCAATCGCATCCAGGTCGGCAGTGTTGGTGCCGATGACAGGAATGCCGGTGCCGTCGCCAAAGGGCGTCGCCCCGTCGCCAATCATGTCGCAGTAGCTCGGCAGGGCTGTCAGGGAAGTGTAAGCCGTCCCGGTGCCTTTCACGAAGATCACTGCCCGCTCGTAGATATTCGCCAGGGTTAGCCGGTAGGCTTCCCAGATCGTCACAGCTTTGGAAACCTGTGCGTATGGGGCTGCCTTCGAACCGTCGCCGGTGCTGTCGCTGCCGTTGACGTTGTCAACGTAGTAGCGTTTCGTGTACAGGCCGCCGGTGATCACACCCAGGACTTCTAACTCACCTTCAGCGCCGATGGTCCACTTGGCGCCGCCTGGGTGCATAAAGTTTGCAGTAACAGGATTACCCATGATATTTCTCCTTCACTTGTTTGCTTGTCTCCCCTCTCCAAATCTGTTTTTGATTTGGAGAGGGGCAGGGGGTGAGGCTATGCCTTGACTTCGTTCACGGTCAGCAGGCACATGGCGCCCGCGTCCATCTTCTGGGCGTCCAGGCGGGCAATGCCGCGTACTTCGGTCGCATTCGAGCGCCAGGCGTCGCCGCCGGTGGTGGTCGAGGCAAACTCAAAGGCAGAGCGCTGGAACAAAGTGACGAACTCGCGCCCATCGCCGATCGCGATACGGCTCTTTGTCGGCCCCGACAAATTTGCCCAATGCGCATCCGAAAGGATCACAACCGGGCGGCCTTTGACGCGGAACGCCGTGGCAATCGAAGGATCGGGCTGAAGCAGCGGGCGGCCAGTGCCATCATCCAACTGGTCCAGGATGTCCAGGCCGGTCTGGTTGGTGAACAGGCTGGCGCTGGCCGAGAAAGCCGGGTCCAAGGTCTTGTTCAGGGCGGTCTTGATCGCTCCCAGGGCTTTAGCCGGGTCGGTGCAGGCGGTCGGGCTGATGGCGTTGATGAGCGCCAGGATCAGGCTGTTGTGGGTCAGCACCACTTTCTTGCTGAACCATTTGGCCAGGTAGGCCATGATATTAACCGGCGTGTCAGCCAGCAGGCTGTTACCCACGATCAAGAAGTCGAAGTACTCGTCGAGGGCATAATCGATCTTGTCGAACTTGGGCTGCTCACCCTCGGCAGTCTTGACCGTCAGTTCGGTCGTGACTTTGGTCAGGGGCAGTGCAGCCGCGAACTGCTCCATCACGCGCCAACCCGTCAGGGTGTTGACGCTTTCGACGTTCACGCTGTTGGCAAGATCCACGTACTCACGCATCAGCTCGTGGATTTTGCCGTCGAATTCGATCGGGTTCAGGAACCCGCCATCCTCGCCCACCGGGTCGCCGAGGGTTTCAGTGAGGGCATTCAGCAGCAGGCCGAAACGCTCCGTGCCGTGCTGGGCCACGTTTTTAGGCGTGACGCCGCTGCGCAGAGCATTCAGCCACTGGGCCATGTACTCGGGGCTGGCGCGCATGTCCTTGGCAGGCTGCTGAGGGGTCGCGCCGCCAGCTGGGACGAAGCTGGTCGCCGGGTTGGAACGCTCCACTCCTGCCATTTCCAGGTAGAGCGCATTGGCGGCCGCATACTCTTTCTTGGCTGCGGCCAGGTCGGGTTGAAGTTTCTGCGCATCTTCGATCTTGCTTTCATCGAAGAACGTATTGATGCGAACGGCAACAGAGTTCACCTTCGCATCCGCCGCCAAAACGGCGTCATAGTACTTTTTCAGATCCATTGTGTATCTCCTTTTCTAATTTAGGATCAGTTTGACTTCCGCCTGTAAGCGGATGGCTTCAGGGGATAGGGTTGATACCGGCTCGGCTGCCAGACCCAGGTCAGGGTCCCGCAGAGCGGCCGGGACGTTCACGTAGTTTCGCAGGGCATTCACGTATGCTACCCGGTTGGAGGCGGGACTTTGCCCGCCTTCGATGATCTCGTTGGCGAAGCCGTATTCGACCGCTTCCACCGCGCTCATCCAGGTCTCGTCGGCCATCATCTTGGCCAGCTTCTCCGGCGTCAAACCGGTCTTTTTGGCGTAGGTATCCACGATGCCTTTTTTGAGGGATTGCAACTGGTTGTAGAAGCCGCCCAATGTTTCGATATCCAGGACCGCCATCAGCACCACGATCGCCGGATCATGGATCATGAGGTAGGCGGTATCCATGATGCGCACGGTCTTCCCGGCCATTGCCACGATCACGGCCGCGCTGGCAGCCAGGCCATCTATCCGCACGGTGATTTCGCCCGGATAGTCAGTCATGATTGCTCTTATCAGGCTGGCCGCGATGATATCCCCACCGCCCGAATTGATCCGCACGGTGATCGGGCCGCCCTTGCCCAGGGCGTAGAGATCGTTCTTGAATATGGCAGGCGTGATATCGTCCTCGAACCAGGAGTACTCGGAGATGTAGCCGTACAGCTCCAGCTCCGGCTCCCCACCGGTCTCGATGGCGTTGCGCAGGCTCCAGAACGCTTCGTGCGGTTTGGTAGTGCCTTCAAAACAGCGGATCGGGTTGTTTTGCATATTATTTATTCCCTGTCGGCGCATTGGTTGGGGCCGCCATGTTTGTTCCGGCGTAATTCGCACTCATGTAATATTCATCGCCGCCGTCGTAATTGGATAAGTCGTCCTTCTCGCGGGCTTCATTCGGGCTGCGCTGCCCGCTGCGGATCAGGATCTCGTTCATCTGCGCCCGCGTCAGGGCGTCCGTGCGCAGCAGGGCTTCCCGGATGAATTTGAAAGTGTTACTTCCTTGCTCGGCCAGAGAGAGCCATTTGATACGCGCTCCCTGTTCGAATTGAACCAGGAACGGATCGAGCGAGGTGGAGAGATAGTCCAGGTTCTGCTGTTCATTGGATTGGTAGCTCTGCTTGCCCGAGTTGAGTTTGTACAGCGGGATCCCAAAAAAGTTGGCGATGTCCAGGTCGGTTGCCTGTATGCTTTCCAGGAATTGGGCATCCGAGGGCTTCATCGTGACGGTCTCGAATTTCACGACCCGCTGGTCGAAGACCGCCAACCGGTAGGCGTTCTCAGAGCTGCTCATGGCATCCTCGTACGATTCCCGGATGGTCTTTCGGCCTTCCTTGTCCAGGGTGCCGGTAACGCTGATGTACCCGGCCGGGTTTAGTCCCTGGCCGAAGAATTTGGCCTGAGTCTTGTGGGCTCCTAGTTGCCGACCGATGGTCTCTCTGGCGTACTGAATCACTCCCCGACCGTAAAAACCATCCCGGTCTGGATTGATCAGCAGGTGCAGGATCTCCACGCTGGGAATGTACTTGATCTGGCCATTGTTGAAGCGCGTGCAGTACCACAACGAGCCGTCTGTTTTATCCAACACCGGGTAGGTCACGTCGGCTGGCAAGATCAGCAGTTGCGGCGGCCAGACGGCCGGTCGCCAAATGTATGCATTTCCGTGGTAGATTTCCCACTGGATAACTGTTTTCTTGAATTGGAATGGGGTCCAGAACCACAGGTTGGGAGAGACTTCCAGCAAATAAGGAATATTACGCATGAAGCCGTCCGGCTGCACCTGCTCGACCTGGTCGCCGTTGCGCCGGAACTGCTGGAACGGGAGCTTCGCCACGTCGTCGCTGAGGATGTTGCCGGCGCGGTACGCGCTGGCGATCGTCTTGGAATTCTCCGGGCTTACAGACTCGCCCGACGTGGTCCGTCCGCCTCCCACCAGTTCGACAACCTGGGGCAGGGTCAGTGATTGATCAACGATCTTGGGGGTTGTCAAAGCTCGAGATAGGATCATGGCTTACCCCTCTGGCTTAGGCCAATTAGAAGGCCGGCCACTATGCAAAATGCCCCGGCCACGAAGTACGCCGACACCGGGTAAACCAAGTACGCGCCGATGCAGATCAACACCGCGCCGAGAAAGAATAGAAGGTCGTCTGTGTACTTGGTTATTAAAAGCAAAACGCCCATATAGGAAATTCCTATTGGGGCGTCACTTCCAATTGACGACCGCACTACGAGCGGTCTCGCAAAAGATATTCGGTTATCAACATATTAGCCTTTTTGTTCTAAAGAGTCAAGAGGCTGTTTCCACAGAAACGATGTCATTGCGAGCCGTTCCTGGCGAAGCAATCTCCTCGCTGTTCCCACAGAAACGGAACGAAAACAACTCCGAGTCGGGTAGTTCTCTTTTCCATCACAAGTTCGAGTAAAAAGCGTCTAAAAACAAGCATAAATAGAGGGACAATTGATCGAGAGGTATTCGTTTAAGTAGTTTTTACCTCTTTTGTCGAGTGAAATGGGCATTCGTTCCTATTCGTTTTAGCAAGTGCCCTCGCGAGTCCAAGAAAACAAGGATAGTATGGGTGCGCGGGGTTGGACACGAATTTGTTTTCAACCCTTGACAATGCCTTCTTATTGACGTTATAATGCAGTTATGAAGAATTTTACACTCAGGATTTACGAAGCTCTCCATGAAGCGCTTAAAAAATGCGCCGCCAGAAATCACCGCAGTTTGAATGGTGAAATAATCTATGCCTTGGTGCAATATGTGCGAAGCGAGGGTTTCAAAGTGAAAGAAGAAACAGAAGTCTAAATTATTGCAATCGAGCCTAAAGAGCGTTTGCGCGCTCGATAGGCTCTGACCCAACCGCCGTGGACGCACCACGACAACGGGCTGTGATAATTTTATCACACACGGCGGATTATCCCTTCCGAGGAGGTCCGCCGTGTTTGATTTAAATGCTGTCTTTGATCTCAGTTCTTTGCCGGTCGCTCCTGAGTTCGTTGAGACCCTGGCCGAGAACGCTCTCGAAACCGCCGTCGCTTTGCTCGAAAATCTCCATGTCCCTGATAATATAATCACGCTTGTTAAGAACATCAGCGAGCTTGAATATTACAAAGAGCAGTGTTATCGCTCTCCAAATCACCTTCTGCGTGATCGCAACGACCGCTTTGACATCGAAGGCGTGGTCTTTGAAACGATCAATCTCATCGCCCTCAATGGCGGCGTCTTCCGTGGGCCGGTCGGCGCCACTCTTCCCCGTCAAATCCCCGCCCCTATGCAACTCGAGGGGCAGGCATGAAAGAAATCCCGCTCACCCAGGGCCAGGTCGCATTGGTTGACGATGAAGATTTCGAGAGAGTCAATGCATTCAAGTGGCGCGCTAGTTGGTGCCCTGGCACTAAATCGTTTTATGCTAAACGATCTATAGGACCTCGCAGTAACCAGAAAACGATTTACATGCATCGCTTTATCATGAACACACCAAAGGGTATGCATTGTGACCACATCCATCACGATACTTTGAATAATCAGAAAGGTAATTTGCGAAACTGCACGCCTTCCCAAAACAATATGAACTCGCGTTTGCGAAGCAATAATACAACTGGCCTCAATGATGTGTGCCGGCATTCTAAATATGGCTATCAGGTGAAGATCCATGCAAACGGCAAGGCAGTTTTCCTCAAATGGTTTAAAACACTTGCCGAAGCCATCGCCGCCCGCGACGAAGCGATCAAGAAATATCACGGTGACTTCGCTTACGTTCCAGATAAAACCTAAAATCCAAACCCATCCATATTCATCTTGCGCAGCTCATCCAACTGCCGCATGGCATCTATGATGGCTGCCAGTAGGTCGATCCGGCGCGTGTCGCCCGCATGGCGCTTTGAAAGCATGATATTCTCGTGGGAGTCCACAATCTGGACCGCATTACCCACGCACCACTTTAGCAGCGGAGATCCGTCATGCACCAGTTTCCCGGCCGCCACCAGATCTCGAAAGGCCTTGGTTGGTTCGTTCATGTTCTGCATACTTTGTTTAATCTCAACCATCAGATAACCTGCCCCGGTCATTTGCGTGGCAAAGTGATCGGCATTATAAGGATCATAGCAAATTTGATGAACCTTCCATTTATTTTCCTTCAGACTCATATCAATATGTCTCTGTACGTAGTTGTAATCGGTAACAGCGCCCTCAGTGGCTGTGATCCATTTTTCCCTCACCCATTCTTTATACGGGACTTTGTCCGTTTTCTCATGTCTCTTGATCCCCTCCTCTGGTATGAAACCATGCGCACAGACGGCCACCCGCTCGCCATCCAGCGCAAATACAAACGCATCTGCAGTCAGGTCAATTCTTTTAGAAAGATCCACACCGCCCAGGCATGGCATTCCCTGGGTCATCTCGATAAATTTTTCGCGCGTCACCGCCAACGCATCCCACTGGCCCATATAATTCCCCATATAAGTATCCTCGTTTCCATGTTGCCAGATATTCAAGTTCTTGACCCGGAACGTGCGTATCTTGGCCGGATCGTTGCTGCCAAAAGCCTCGTCATGTTGCTCTTGGAGCTCCTCGAACGAGCGGGGTATCAGCACGCGTAGCGGATTGGATTTTATCCACACGGCCGGGTTGTGCTCATCGTCGCCATCGTCCAGCTCCCGGATCATCACAAAATAACGATCGTTCAGCGATGGGTCTTCAAGGATCAGCTTGCAATACTCATACTCTTTGTGGCAGGGGCTTTCCACGTCCATGCCGGCCGTGGTGATGATCACCATCAGTGGCTGTCTCCGATGGCCGCCCTTGGCCGATGAAAGCAGATCGTATATCTCACTGGTCGCGTGATCCGCATATTCATCCACGATCGCCCCAGAGGGGTGCAAGCCGGCCTTATTCCTGTTCACCTTCGAGAGCGGCGCCAGAATCCCACCCTTCTTTTTGTTGGTTATTTTGTAGTCACGGATGATCAAGCGCTCACCAATGTCCGGAGCGTTCTCAGCCATGCTCTTTGCGTTGTCATACATAATGCGCGCCTGGCTACGATCAACCGCCGCACAAAAAACCCTCGGGCTCATCTCCCCGTCCCCCACCATCAGGTAGAGCGCCACCGTGGCGAGCTCTGTGGTCTTAGCGTTTTTGCGAGCTTCCTCGATGAATGCTTTTTTGAAACGCCGCACTTTGCTATCCCGATGGGCCCATCCGAATATGACACCGAAATCAAACTTCTGAAACGGCGCCAATAAGATCGGCTCGCCGGCCAACTCTCCTTCCACGTGGTGACAGAAACCTACAAACTCATAGACCCGTTCCGCCAGGGCAATATCCAGCCTCCACGGGAATTCCGGGTCCACCGGTGGCCGCGGCCGCGCGCCCACCCGCCGCGCATCCACCCGCCGCGCCAGGTCGTCGCTCAACTGGCCGGAGCGCGAGAGATCGTCCAGGTGCCGCTGACAGGCCAGCCGCTCAGGCAGTCCTGCTACCTGGCGGCCTTCGAGCACGTCAATGGCATATTGCGAAATTGGATCCATCAGTGAGTTTCTCTAAATCCTTATTATTGGGTTTCGAAGACCGTGCAAACGCCGAAAATAAATCCGGGGAATTTGGACGTTTTTTCGACCATGCAGCTCGCACATCAGTCGTCGAACTTCTTGCCAAATTCATCGGGGACTACTTCTGCTCTTTTCTTGGCCAGCCTGGCCCGCGCAGCCGGGGTAAAGCCTAGTTTGTCGGAAAGTTGTGCAATGATCCGCACATAGGCTTGATATTCTCTAGCCCTTTCTGCGTTCAGCCGTTCCATCCCCGCCACGTGCTGGTACTTTACCATTACGTCGCAATACACCGCCAGCGTTTCGGTATCCAGGTTATCAAATAGTTTTACCCCCCTCGCCTGATCAATCACCCAGTACCAGATCACCAGCCTCTCTTTCTTCAACCACTTGGGCGGCCGGAGATCCACTGGCTCCGCGCGCCCGTATTCGACCTCGGCCCGTTTGCGCG